GCCTCAGCTTTCGCGTCTGACTCTGCTTTCGCGTCTGCCTCAGCTTTTGCATCTGCCTCTGCTTTCGCGTCTGACTCTGCTTTCGCGTCTGACTCTGATTCATCAACAATTTGCATATCTGCAACAAACTGACTCCGCTTATATTCTACAGTTTCGGATTTACCGTAACTATCAGCCGTACCACGGTTAAAAAAGAATTTTCCACCGTTTTCGAAAAAGACATCTTGCTTCGGATGTCTATTGAAATAGTCTCTTACTTTCGCTTCCATCTTCGATATATGTATATGGTGGATAAAATAGTAATGATGAATAATGATATTGCACCGAGCCACATCAATACACTCTGCCACCATGTTGGAGGCTCTTTTATCGTAATCGGTGGATTGGTAACTGTTACAACCTTTTCTGTATTAGTAACGATATTGGTTGTAGGAACATAAATAGTATCATGTACAAAGAGATACTTATAAGCCAACTTACCATCATGGAAAACATAAGATGATTTGGCCGATTTGCTTTTATATTCAAACAATTCATCCATTAGAACCTTCCCCGCACTATCGCACGTAAACAGTGCCGATAAATACAAACTATCGTTTGGGATAGTCACCGGGACAAATGTTTCGGTGACGGTTGTTGTTGAGACCGATGTCTCAGTGCTTGTGGCTTTTTCATGTGCTTTACACGAAAACATGCCTGCCATCAGTAAGATGAGATAAATGAAGTTTTTCACGATTAATTGTTGTTTAAAGTCTGTTTAATTGCCGTTATTTGTTCGGGTGCAGGCATTTCCCCGTCTGCGATCTTCCGTATATCAGAGATAGTTTTCCTCAGTGAAGCTATTTCACCAAGGAGTTCACACATTTCCTTTTGCATTAGATCCATCTCGCTACGAAGATGGGTGCTAGTGTCCTTCCATATACCGATCACCTTGTTCACGTTGTCGATGTCAGCACTGTCAGCCTCTGCATTCGCTTTGCGCTTGGTCGCCTTCATTGTCACCATCACTACCAGACCACCGCCAAATAGAAGGTTAAGCACAAGACTCACGATCCCTAGTACATCTGTCATGGCCTCACAAATAAAGCTGTTGACACACTGCGAGTTCTCCGCATTACTTTTCCACCATTGCTATCGTTACCAAGTGCTGTATTTCCCTCAATACAGGTGAAATATGCATATCCGGGAATGAATTCTTCGAAAATGCCCGTATGGTCATAACGGCCGTCCTTATTCCAATCAAAGAACACAATGTCACCGGGACGCGGATCTTTCACGATTTTATTGTGCTTGCGGAAATACTCAACAGCTGTTTGACAACCAGCATATCCGTACGAATAACCGATATTAGGCAACTGTACACCCGAATGAGCATAACACCAGCTAACGAATATCCCGCACCACGCTAGGCCGTTCATACCGAACCAATGGCCGTACTTTGTCCGGTTGCTGTTTGCAGGCACTTCTGTAATGCCGATTTCTCCGATTGCAGTATCTAAGACTCTTTTCATACTTCTGTTTTTTCGGTTGTATGAATCAGGCTACAGACATAGTCATATAGCCTGATTCGGGTCACCACACCAAAGAATATTTTAGACTGCAGCGTTATCCTGAACGATTGCAATAAGTCCTTTCCAATCTCCGCGACGGCAACGGCCGCCGAGCTTTATAAGAGCTGAAAATACATCCCCCATATACAAAGCATCATCGGTGTTTTGAAACGGCTTTACGTCGCCCATCGCCTTAGCAACTGATGATTTTTGCCATGCAAGCGCACCCAGTTGATCGGTAGCCGCAAGTGCCTCACCCGGAACTTTAACTGCAAGATTGGAGGCAAATGCCAACACTGTCGAACGCTCCATAATGTTGAAACCAAATAGTTTACCGACTATTCCGTTTGCGAGATCAGCCGATTGCTGGAATGCAGCCATTTGGTTCGCACTCAATGAATCAATCAATTGCTGATACATGTAGCTCTCGCAGATCAAGTAACGATCAGTAGCAGGAACATTTTGCTTATTCATTACAGCCTGTGCCTTGGACACATCTGCAGAGCTGAATGCCTTACGATTTCCAGTCTGGCCATCTTCTGCATTTACAGCTACATCAGCCCCAGACGTGCGAATGATATTAGTTGTTGGGATAACGACAGCAACTAACGACCCGCCAGATGTTTTCAATCCATTAACCCATGCATACAACATGTTGTCACCTGCAACTTCAAAAAGAGTTTCGACATGATCTGCTAAAACCGAATCAGTTTTTTCATAGCTGATTTCGTTTTTCTCATCCCATGTGATATGAGTAGGATCGGTTGAAAATACGTCAAGTGCGTATGTAACAAACGAATCACCGCGCATAACAGCAGTTGCGGGGAATACTGTGCGGTTTTTTACCGCACTTGGGGCATTACCAGCTTGTGGAATGTGTACCACAGCACCACCGATTACATTCAGACTTTCGTCTGTCGCGAACTGCATGAACGGGTTTTTTTTGCGAAGTTTCTCTACAGCGTAGTTCTGGAATACTTCAACAGGGATATTACTATTTCCTGACATAGTTGTCTATTTAAGGGTTTTGTAGTATTCTGGAAACATTGTCTGTAACGCTGGCAATTCGTTTGACTTATACAAGTCAGATTTAGTCTTACCGACCCATTTTTCAGGTATATTCGGTGCGCCTTGCAGATTGTCAGTTACAAGTGTCTGAGCCGGCATAGTTGCAACAAGAGCTTTGAGGCCGTCAGGATTCTCCGCATAGTCTTTTGCAAGTGTATCACCAAGCTCTTTAGTGATCTTGCGATCTGTGAGCCCTTTCGCTATGATGTCAGCAACCTGTTCAGCTTTGCGTTCGCTGGCGATCTTTGCGAGCGATGCCTCTGCAACGTCAGCTCTGCCAGCTTTGGCAATGAGATCATTCAGTTTTAGCGACACCATATCTTCAGGAGAGTCGGCAGCAAGATTCATCAGCGCGAGATGTTCCGCTGTTAGAATGTGTTTTTGCATTGTTTCAGTGTTTTTTGTTTGAGTAAATGGATTAGCAGATAAGTCATGCATGATGCTATTAGATTCATCGTACAGCTTTTCAAGAGTCACCGCGTTGAAGTTGCCCGGAACATCCACGATACTTGTTTCACGGGGAAACCATTTCGTGACTGTGGGTCCTTTCTGGTTTGGGAGTTTCATTGCTTTATCATCGCTCAGCTCTAATACGACAATGTGTCCTACTGATGCAGCCGAATAAAAGCCCGCTTCTATCTGTTCAGCCAGATCGGGGAATTTAGCCGTGTTAATTACCGGCTTTGCAAATAGCTTATCACCGTCAATTCTGAAATCTTCCCACTTGACAGCAACACCGTTATCACGATTGTGCATCAAGTAACCAATCGCAGGGTTGAATCTATCAAGTTGTAAGCCTTCGGTCAATAGTCTATATGAATAAACATTCAGAGTATTATCAGTTAGGCAAAATTCTTTATCAATTTTCTTGAATGACATCTGCGTTTCATTTGTTTAGAGATGCAAATTTTGTCTAATAAATTGCCCATAACAAAGAGTAGTATCAAACTGATAGCAGTTTTTTTATTTCGGTACTTTTAGGTTCAATTTTGCCATAAATATGTATCATGGCGAAAAAGAACAGCGAGGAACTTGCGAAGATCTTGTATCTACAGAACTACTCACAGAAGGATATTGCCGAGCGTCTTGATGTTTCAGAAGTATCGGTTAGCACGTGGAAAAAGAAAGGGCAATGGGACAATCTCAAAACTAACCTACTCAATTCACGTCACGAACGTTTGGGCGAGCTATACAATGAGCTTGCTGAGTTCAACCTTATGGTGAAATCAAAAGAAGGGTATAAGATCTGCGACTCAAAGGAGGCAGATGCTAGACGTAAGCTTATTGCAGACATCAGCGAGCTTGAGCGAAAGTATAATGTTGGACAGACTATTTCCATAGGCCGTGACTTCATCCAATTTGTCCAAGGCATAGACAGCACACAGGCAAAGCAGATATTGGCTTTGTACGATGCATTTATCAATAATGTAATAGAGCGTCAAAAATGGCAAAAGGACGAATAGCACAAGCAAGCGATGCGGAGTATATCAAGGCGTGGGCGGAGTTCAGAGAGAACTTCAAAAAGGCAACGCCCGTTAATGTCAATGAGTCGCATGGAGACAAGATAAAGCGGATTGCCCGATTGGAGTCACGTCCAGAGGAATGGTTCGCATACTATTATCCGAACTATTGCACCGCAAAGCCCGCAAAGTTTCACCGCAGCGCGACACGCCGTTTGGTGAAAAATGCTGAATGGTATGAAGTCAGGGCATGGAGCCGCGAACTTGCAAAGTCCGCCCGGTCAATGATGGAAATTACCTATCTCGCAATGACCGGCAAAACAAAAAACGTCATCCTTGTATCCAATTCATCGGACAACGCACAGCGTCTTTTACTTCCATTCAAATCATGCTTTGAGGCAAACCAGCGTCTCATATTCGACTATGGCGAACAAGAGACATTTGGCAATTGGTCGAAAGATGAGTTCCTTATCCGCAAGGGATGCGCATTTCGCGCAATTGGATGGGGACAATCTCCGCGCGGATCGCGAAACGAAAATATCCGCCCTGACTTCATTCTCATTGATGATATTGATACGGATGAGGAATGTCGAAACGAGGATACAATGACCGCTAAAATCAACTGGATAGAACAGGCACTTTTTGCGACACGTTCCATTAGTTGCGACACTCGAATACTTGTAAATGGCAACATCATCCACGACAATTGTGCGGTGAACAGTCTCGGACAGAAAGCGGACAAATTTGAAGTAATCAACATCAGAGATAAGGACGGGAAAAGTTCGTGGCCTGAAAAGAATACTGAGGAACAAATAGACCGAGTCCTGAAGAATGTTTCTTACGAATCTCAGCAAAAGGAGTATTATAATAATCCTATGGATGGCAGTGACACATTCAAGGATCTGAAAGATGGTAAACTCCCATCGCTGAAATCACTGAATGTCTGCATATATGCCGATCCATCGACTAGCAACAAGGATGTTTCAAGCGGATCGTTTAAGGCGGTCGGTGTGTTGGTTCAGAAAGGGTTTGACTGTTACATCGCTAAAGTATGGCTCGACACCATAGGAAACTCTCGCTTTGTAGATGCACTGTTTGAGGCACAAGCATGGGCAAAAGCAAAAGGCGCGGAGAATGTTCGCATCTGGATCGAAAACAATAGTTTGCAAAGCCCATTTCTCGAACAGGTAATCATGCCCGAAATATTCAGGCGATCAAAAGAAACAAATATACTACTGCCAATCATGGGTGACGACCGAAAGAAGCCCGACAAATACACCCGTATAGAAGGGACACTAGAACCGCTCAACCGAAACGGGCAAATGATCTTCAACGAAAATGAAGCACAGTGTCCGCACATGATGAGACTGAAAGCACAGTTTCGCAACTTTTCCCGCAAACAGAAGCGCATGGATGGTCCCGATATGGTAGAGGGAGGAATATTCAAACTGCAAGAAAAATTTGCAATGCAAGCAACTGGCGGGATTGAACATGTTCCGCGTGTCAATAACAAACGAATGTAAACAGCATTTAAACACTGATTAAACATGCTTGTAACAATAGAAGAACTGGGTATGTCATCGCTTTACCCTGAAATAATACAGAAGATAACCCGTGGAAGCGAACCCGCTGCAGAAATGCAGATTCTTTCGGCCGAAAGTCTTGTACGCTCATATATGAGCAAATACGATACAATGGCCATATTCGGAACATCGGAGACGGCACCGACTTTCACCGTCGGAGACGTGGAGCTTATCAAGAAAATGGTGAAAATCATTGCATCATACTATTTGGTAAGGCTGGCAAATCCGAACGTGCAACTGGAACTATACCGTGCCGACTATGAAGATGCTATCACGTGGCTCAAAGATCTACAGAACGGGGGTGTTAATCCCGAACTGCCATACCGCCCAGACAATCCAGAAACGGACACAGACGAAAGCCTTGGTTCAGTATCATGGAGCTCAAACACTAAACGATCAAACTTTTTCTAAATGGCAACTAATATCAAAAAGGGGGGCGACATCCCTACACCTGTTATCCACGATCTTACATTAGTAAGTCCCGACCGTTCGCGCAAGGATGTCGGCAAACTTAAATCTGCCATTGAGCGAGCCGAAAGCATTCATCACGCCAGCCGGACACAGCTGTACGACCTGTATCACGATGTGGTAACGATAGACGGCAAACTAAGCGGAATGATGCTGAAACGTGTCTGCGGAGTGACGAACAAGGCGATCAAGTTTATCGACAAAGAAGGCCATAAAGTTGATGCATTTGATGATCTTATTTGGTCAAACAAATTCAACCGTCTAGTAGAGTTGCTTATTGAACAAAAGATGTGGGGAACGTCGGGCGTTGAGTTCATTGTTGGCAAAGAGTTCGATTTTGCGGAGATACCGCGCAAACACATCCGCCCGGAGCGAAAAGAGATTGTCAAGTCGCAATACGATAGTACTGGCGACTCTTATACAGATATGCCATTTGTCTGGGTAATAGGTGAACCGTATGAACTTGGACGCTTGCTTCAGTGTGCTATGTATGCGCTTTACAAGCGTAGCGGTTTCGGAGACTTCGCGCAATTCGTTGAGATATTCGGACAGCCCGTGCGAATAATGTACTACGACGCACACGACACACTTACAAGAAACGAACTGCGAAAAACACTAGATGAAAGCGGTTCGTCACTTGCAATGATGATCCCAAAGCAGGCCGAATTCCAGATGCTTGACGGTAAGACTTCGAACGGAGACGGTAAGCTTCAAAAGACGCTCATTGATGCATGCAATGAAGAAATGGCCGTTGCTATTCTTGGAAACACAGAAACCACGACATCAAGCAAAAGCAGTGGTTACGCACAGAGCGAGACGCATTCAGATCAGCAACTAGAAATCACCAAAAGTGATCTGAGGTTTGTTGAAAACATGCTCAATGATAAGAAGTTTTTGCTCATTCTGAAAAGCTACGGTTTCCCCGTTGAGAATGGAAAGTTTGAATTTGAACAAGAACTTGATCTTGAAACACTCACCAAGCGACTTGCTATTGATGAACGCGTTTCTGCCAAAGTGCCTATTGATGATGATTATTGGTACTTCACGTATGGCATACCAAAGCCGGACAATTACGATGCACTGAAATCGAAAGCTGAGGCAGAGCGCGAAAAACAAGAATCGAAACGCGAAAAGACAAAAGGCAACGAAACGCCAGAAGCCGACGAAACGGATAACGAGGCTGAAAAAGAGATATTGCTGAAAATGAAGAAAAAAGGGTTGTTGGCAGAGATGGCAGATTTTTTTTTGGATATGAAGAAACGATAAGCCTAGACAAACTTTATTCTCAATCGTGCGGTTGCGGATGCGGAGGCACACCATTGCACGATCTTGGAAGCATTGACAGTGTCGCACTTGATTCAATCTATGATGACATAGCAAGAACAATGCTTTCAGCGAAATTAGCAGATGGCGACATACACCAAGATCTTTATTTCAAGACGGCAAACACACTGTTGGATGCTATAAATGGCGGTCTTGGTGGTGAGTCGTTCAACTACGATGACACCCGCAATGTGTTGCGTTCATCACTCATGCGCAATATATATCTGTTTTCGGCTGCCAAATCATTGACCGAGCTTCAACAGTTCAGAACCGCGATGCTTGACAAAGAGACGGGCGCGATGTTGCCGTTCTACCTATTTAGGCGCAATGTCGTTGAAATGGGAAAACGGTTCAATGATACATATCTGCGTACAGAGTACGACACCGCCAAAACAAGCGCGATAATGGCGCACCGATGGCAGACGCTTGATGCTGAACATCTGGAATACAGCACAGTAGGTGATAACCGAGTACGTGATGATCATAGGATATTGAACGGTAAAACATACCCGAAAGATCACGGATTTTGGAACAAGTACTATCCTCCATTAGATTGGAACTGTAGGTGTACCGTTATTCCCGGTATTGCTAAAAATGACAATTCAGATGCAGGTTTTGATTTTGCAAAAAGTGTTGATGTTCCAGAGTATTTTGCAAAGAATGTCGGTAAGACGCAAGCGGTGTTTGATGGCAGACATCCATATTTTGTCAATACCAAAGGCAGTATATCAAATCTTTCTTGGAAAGAATATGGCCTGCGTAGTGAAGAAAAGATTCGTCTATCACCTAAGACACCATCTTTGCAAGAATCAACAAAAGAACAGTATTATCAGAAGTGGGCTGGCATGCCAAAACATAGCGGTGATGACATAGTATTAACCGATCCGCTGGGGCAAAAGGTGCTGTTTGATAGCTGGGAGACTACGAAAAATGGAAGATCAAACTTATACTTCAAGGACCATATATTCAAAAAAGAAAACAGATCTAGCTATGCGTCTGAATTCGACACCATAATAAAGCAGCCAGATGAAATATGGGATGATGGAACTATGTCTTTTTACGTTAAATTCTACAATGACAAAACAGTAACTATTGCAGTCAACAATAAGCTGACAGCTGAAAGTATGTATGATCTTGAGAAAAACAGAGTTGGACAGGTACGGTCTGGCATTTTGAAATTCAGAAAATAAAAAAAGGCTGTAATATAATTACAGCCTCAAGGTATCCTATTGAATGCGTCCGTTCGGGTTTATGGAGCTACGCACCGGGATAAACGAATATACGAACATTCAACAAAAAAAGTTATGACACCCGAACAATTTGACAATCTCATAAAGCAGAAAGCAAAAGAACTTGAGGCGTACGTTGTGACTCGATTTCCTGCGGAGGCGGGTAATACTGCGATACGTTTCATCAATGGTAATTTCAAGGCGCAAGGATGGCAGGGCTCATCTTTCAAGCCGTGGGCAAAGAACAAGCGCGGTGGAACTACATTGGTACAGACGGGGCATCTCCGATCTGCAACGTTCTACATCACGTCTCCGGGAATGGCTACGATCCGAAATACTGAACCGTATGCAGACATCCACAACGAAGGCGGAGACCTGACAATCCCTGTCACGGACAAGATGCGAAAGTTTGCATGGGCTATGTATTACAAAGAATCGGGCAAAGGCATCAAAAAGACAAAAGGCGGAGCGGAGTATCAAAGTATTGAAGTTGGTCGCAAGGCGGGCAAATGGCGCGGTCTGGCATTGACAAAAAAGACATATCTCAACATAAATATTCCACGGCGGCAGTTTGCACCGACACCATCAAGCCCCAGCCCTATACTTAATAGGGCTGTTTTAAGGAATGTTGAAAAGGAACTTAAACGCATATTTAACACCATTTAAACATGAAATCATTTTTTGCAAAACTATTCCTTGACATTCAGGAACGCATAAAAACCGAAGTGCCCGAAATACAGTGGATAGAACAGGACTTCGGACAAGATGCATTTGATAAATGGCGTCCCAATGTTGCCTTTCCAGCTGTGTTGATTGACTTCACCACGGGTGAATATTCAGAGATGGGAGGAATAGACCAATTGTGCGATGTGGCAATATCAATACGGCTATTTGTCGCGCCGTTCTCACAGAGTTATGAAGATGCACCGATTGACGTGCGCGAAGATGCTTTGGGCTTTTTCGACCTTGAAAGCGATGTGTGTAAGGCTCTGCACGGATGGACACCGAATATTTACAACGCGGACAATTATTGCCAAGCACTCATCAGAAAACGAGTCAGCAGCAACAACCGAAACGATATCGGCTTGCGTATCCGCGACTTGGTTTTCACAACACAATTCGAAGAAACATTTTAAATAAAAAAAGCCCCGTCAATAGCGGGGCTTTTTTTATTTAAAACTTACTGGCGAAAACACCAGCCTTTTACTGTGTGAACGGCATTGCAAAGCTCAATATAGATCCGTCAAGATTCATCAGTGCTTTTGCATCTGAGACAACAAGGGCATTGAATGGGTTTTTACCGCGAAATTTCGAATAAACGATCATTGAATCACCAGCCGTTTTATACGTTGTTTCTATATGCTCATAAGAGTCAGGATCATTCATTGATTGTTTGATTGCGCGCTCAAGATACATATTATGGCCATCGTACGAACTGAATTGATTTTTGATCTTCAACCGACGTCCTTCACTAACAATATTTTGATCTTTCAGTGTAGTCATTGCCTCAAGTTCCATCATTTGCGAAATGTATTTGTTTTGCAATGAATCTGGCAAAAGCTTCATTTCGGCATAAAGCGAATCTGCAACAATATAGTCATGTTGCAACGCCTCAATGCTTGATGGATCTCGTAGTTTTGCGATCAATTCAGTTGCTTCACCATTCCAGTCTCTAACGGGGACTTGTTTTTTTTCGACAATCTTACCGATTCCTGCCATGATGAGAAGCGCAACAACCCACCAATATTTCTTAAGAATTTTTTTGTAGTCCATAATGCTTGTTTTTATTTGAGATTAAAAGTATAAAATACCTACACAATTGCAGGTCTTTTATATCAAAAACTTACTGGCTAAAACACCAGCCTTTTACATTAATCGGGATTACTCCTTTTCTGAAAAACATCAAATTGAAAGTATTGTTCGGCATCTAACCATTCAGATGCTTCATTATTAGCATCTTCATAACTGTCAAATTCCTCAATAAATCCGTGACCATCTGTCATCACTTGAATGTCTGAAGATCCTATATTAAAAACAACTATATACATTTAAATAAGGGTTTTAAGTTAAAAACTTACTGGCGAAAAAACCAGCCTATATGATATATTCAGTATCAATACAGATACAATCATCTTCAATCGTAGCAAACACAACCTGCATTCCCATCTCACGAGCGACGGCATATTCGATGCGTGCTCCACGGCTATCATACCAATTCGGAAGCATCACTATTGCATTGCACCTCAGCAACTCGCTATGGCATTCACCCATGTAGTCGCTCCAGTGCTTTTCTGGATTTTCTTCGCATACATCAAACGGACTTATCGCATTGTAATCATTATCATTCAGGATATCTTTTGCCACGTCAAACATAGCTTTTGATTCGGCCTTGTCCATCCCGGTTATCTTACCTGCGATGTAAACACGTGTATTATTTTCATTATTCATAATTCACAATTTATAATTTACAATTAATATTAAAACATTTCAAACTGAGTTCCTTTGGGTGGCTGAAGCATTGACTGCAATGCTGTGTCAACCTCCTTTTCGGCTTTGGCACATGCTAATCTTGCGGATGATGATTTGAATTTAGTTGCTTCCACCTGCAAGTACCGCATCCGCGCCACCATGGCCGAAAAGGTGTATATGTCTATCATCAGTACTTATGGTCTGTAAACTGGACTAAACAGCCTTTAAACGGCTTTTCTTTGTAACAAAGCCAGTGTTGCATGTCATCATGTGACAGCCCGTCACTGCTTGCGATTGCCCACGGAGAATGTTGCAACTTTCCATCAATTGTTATGCATAGCAAACCGTGTTCTATCTTTGCCAAAACATACTGTACTTCGATCTTGTACAGCCGTTTCACTTCACGTTGCGGAGAATTGTACGGCTTTCCCGTCCATACTCGTAGACTCATATAAGCGAGACCATTATTGATGTTCATCGCCTGTCGTTTCAATTCGTGATAATTTTCGCGGAACGTGTGAATTTTCACGCCACGTGCGACCAACGATTCAAAGTCTGTTTTTTTACCCGCCCGTGGATGTCCTTTGGGCAAATGCGACTGCAACATTAAGACATAACATTTTTTGTCAGCATCTTGGTCTTGTACTATTTCAGTTTCTTGGTTCATTAGAGCGGGTCTTTTTCGTAGTCCATAAATCGTTGATTATTCAAATATGTTGCTGGCATCAGCATGTCTTGATATCCTTTCAGATCGCTTTTATATTTAGGGATATTCTTAATTGCCAACACCTTTTCAAAATCCTTAAGCTTTTTCCAAGCTCGCTGAGCCGCTATCTTACCGACCTTATTATCATATCTGCGATAAAAATCCATGAATTCAGGCTCATCATTGTATTTCGTGATTGTGCCGTTACTGGTGACTTTATCGACCATTGATTCATGTATCGGGAAATGCGATGCGAGCCATTTAGCTTGATCAGGCTTCAATTCAAAATCAAAAGTAGCCTGTGCGATCATTCCGGTATCTTTGTAATATTCGAGGGTTATACACCCGTCCAGCAATGGGCTGGTGATAGCGTATTTCATAAATGATGATTAATGAGCGGGCGCATAACGTCGCGCCCGCTGGGTTGTTTAAACAGCTGTTATTGAAAGTCCCAAATCAACCCATTGATGATTTGCATCTTTGTGTTTTGCTTTAATAAAAACAGAAGAAGGCTTTTTCGAATACGATTCCAGCATTAAATCAATATATCCAGTCAATTCGAATTCATTATTACTTGCAGCACTATTCCGAAGTACTGTAACATTCTGCAAATTCATATTACCATCTTTATTGGCCTTTAATAATTCTTTAACAAGATTTACAATTATTGGATTTGATCCAGTAATCTTATTCGTAAGCCATTCATTTATTTGCTCTTTTGCTTCAACTGCACCAGTTCCCCAGTCATCAACCTCATTGTATCCGACTTGTATAAATATTGTATTTTTGACGTTTGTAAATTTGTCGGACTTCTGAACCTTTTTTCGTCCGAGCAATTCAGCTTTCATCTCGACTAGCTGTCTTGTCTTTTCAAAGACTTCATTCTTTATTTCAGCGAGTCGTTGACTTGCCTCCATTAATTTTGGATACAATTCTTCTATTGTCTCATTGCGGATAGCATCATACGCAGAGATGTTCCCGCGTCGCGTCATTTCTTCGGTCTTAACAGATGCGAGATGTTCTTTTACTAACTGTGCTCTCTGTTCTGGTGTCAGACTGTCAAGAGTCACACTTACGGTTTGTGCTTGATTTTCCATTTGGTTATTGTTATTATTGATGAATACTCCTTTATAATTCTTTGGCGGCCTATTGCTTTTCTTTTTTTTCATCTTCAGGCTGTTGATAAAAGAAAACATCTAGGATTGGCGTTTCTATTATCGAATAAAGAGACCACGGTACGATTACATCCTTTTGTCTTTCCTCAAGATCTTTAATCGCACTCTGTAGCGTGTCAGAGTTGATAAGGAAATTTATCTTGACAGCCTTTTCTTTACCCGAATTTTCATCGCAAGAAATGAATCTTACGACAGCCTTAAACCAAATATCAAACTGTGGGCTTCCACAAATTATTTCTTCATACTTTTCACGTTTCAAACCTGAAACATCGAAATCACCACTGATGTACGCTTCCATCTCGCGGTGGATGCGTTCCTCTGCCTCGGTGAAGCTGAGTGCATCTATAAGATACGGTTCTGAGACTGTTACTTCTTTTCCGCTGTGCTCATCGACCTTGTCGTATCTAACGGTCGCTGTGTAATACTTACCTACCATTGTTATATTTATTTATTGTTGACATTTCAGGAATTGACTGCCTCATCGATTCGGGTATTTTTTCGGTCATCTTTGCGATCTTAAGATTTACATTATGTAGATCAGATACGTTCGTGTCCCAATTTTGATGATCCCAATGATGCTTGAGCAACCACAACTCGAGATCTTTTTTGCGCCGTTCGGCATGTTCTAAGTCTTTACTCATATCTAGTTTTTTGAAGGGTTGATTACTCCTTTAAGTTGCGCTGCCCTTTCTGCCGTTTCATTCTGGCGACAGAATGAATTGTAAACGGCTATTAATTGGGGAATACTTAAATCGCTGAATGCCTTATCTTCTTTTCCCGCTGCGCGACAAGCAACCGACTTGATGTATTCTATTCGTTTTTCAGGTGTGCAACCCGTACGATCAAGCCATGCACCAATAGCGGCGAAACATCTACTTCGCCACTGAGCAATATCGCTTTTCGTAGCTTTCTCCTTAGATTGCTGTGATCGGAGGTTTATCATCATGTTGCTGTAGGCAGATGGATACTTTGCGCCCATTTCTTTAAGGCTGTCCGTCAGCCCTTCGCTGAATTGCTCAACCAGGGCCTTACGTGTTTCGTCATCCATGCCGAGTGCTTTTGTGATGGCGAAAAATTGTTTGAAGTCATTCATATTGCGTGGTATTTGGTTTGTTTTTACTGCCTTTGGGGCGTCCTTTCACTACTGGTTTGTGTTTGGCTGCGAGTGTCAGTAGCCTGAAATAGGTTACACGGCTCATTGGGTGCTGTTTTCTTACAATGTTGCGCCATATCCATGTTTTGCTTCTGTCCTGTCTCCCCGGTTCATAATGTTCATCTACTATTGCCAGTACTAGCAGAGCCCGCGCTATTCTATTCTTGTTCTCTGCCATATTCCATCAATCTATCTATTTCAGCATCTCCATGGCAACGCCTTGCGCCTTCCTCCCACAGTACCATAGGCTTATTTCCTCCGTAACGGCTTCGTGGATATGCGACAAAACCATTGATAAATATCTTAATCCCGCAATCGTACCGGACACGGTTCGCCGTGCGACCTTGTGGCTTACGCCCCTCTGCGTGGCTGAGGAATACGAACAGCTTATCTCGGTTAGCGTCTTTCAGTTTCTTCCATGCCTCAAACGATAGACCTGAGTACTGGAATGAATCTATGAAACATATCCGGGGGCTTTGTCTCTTTGATAGTCTTATGCGAAGTTCAGAGATCGGTTCATTGTCCAGAAGATGAACACGGCCTCTCGCATCGACCATCTGAGCATCCTGCCATGCGATCTGCTGTGTAGCACTATTACCCTCCTCCATACTGTTGTACAGCACCCGCTCGAACTGTGACAGATATTTTGCTAGTTTAAGCGAGAAACGAGTTTTTCCGAATCCTGAATCTCCCCAAATGAATATGCCTCCCTTCAGTTCTATCTGATCGCCTAGCAGATCAGCCCAATCACCGTCTAGCTTCACCATGTCATACTTTGTATGCATGAGCTGGTGTATTGATATAGCTCTAGCCATTGGATGTCTGTAGTTTGGTAAGTTCTATGTGTATCCGTGTGAGAGAATTACCGCAACGGGCGATCATCTTGTTGATGTCAACATCGACACCTTCAGGAACATTTGCGCGGATGATAGCGGCCGCCTGTGCCACGTTGAACCGTTCGCGTTCGTCGCTTGCTTCGGGTGTCGCCCGCTGAAACTTGCTTCCATATCGGCGGTACATTTCAGTAAAACCGATCTTACGGCCATCTATCCCGCGACGTATCTTTTCTTTCAGGCCGTCGGCTCCCATCATGAACCATGAGCATATACCTTCAGTGGCATTCCATAGAGCTTTTGACTCAAGAAAAGTTTCATGATTGACGTCTCCATACTCATCGAGTATGATGATTGGCGGGATACTCTGACATTTCAGAAAAAAGACAAGATCTTCATATACATCGTTGTAGCGTCCGGTATAGGACACTCCGAATGTTTTTGCTATTGTTCTCACAAATTTTTGCTTTGATTTACACTGTGAGCAATCTATATATACCGCATTCTTATGCGTTTTGGCATACTGTTTTGCCGAGAATGTTTTGCCTATATCTGCAAGGTCACACAGCATAAGGCTGATGCTATTCTGTTGGCACATTTCGAGCTGAGACATGATATATGTATATACGGGTGTCTGTGCAACCTTCCATTCGGGGCGGTCATGTATCTGTACCGACAGAGCGCGGGCTATGCTGTACCACTTTGCATCACTGAGTACCTGTTCTGTGTCACCGTTCACGATACGGCTATACTGTGCGCTGTTAATGCCGAGGCTTTTGGAGTAAGATGCATCGCTACCCGTGAAGTTGCTCCGGTCTCGTAGCATTTCTTTGATGATCTTGTCTTTAACTTTTGATTCCATGATATTGGTGTATGTGTGTGAATATTAGCAGTCGTTTAATGCTCTGCGAGCCATAGCCTCTGGGCTGAAATCATCCATCATATCATCAACCGAGTCGTGTCGTTCTACTACAGCCATGACAGGCTGTAGTTTTGGCGTCTGTACCGTTTCGGCTATGACAATTGGCTGTTTTTTGATCTTATATAGATCTTCGTTGCGGTGCTTCACATCGGCATCGAAGTGCGAGACGAATTTGTCTTGTATCTTTTTCAGTACTTCATCATTATCCGTGCGTTCTATCCGTGCCGTCTTGTACCCTTCTATCCGCTTGCACTCGCATATATATCGGTCATCGCGGTACAGGTACACACTGCCGACAGATCCGTCAGGTTCGGGCATCCAGTGCGCCATCGCTTTGGCGTCTGGCAACTGTGCCATCACGTCCGATGATGGGAGCATGTATTTGCCTTTGGCCACATTTACATATTGGTTGCGATAGACATTTACTTTATCATCGCTCTTTTTCCCAAACCAGAAGGCGGCCGTATGGCGTTCGAAAGGTTTCAATGCAGGGTTTTGGTCATCAATGAACTTTTGCCAGCGAGTACGCCCGCCGAATTTCTTCATCGGTGTATGGTTGTGATCGTGTATAGTCTGGATGTCGTCAGCTATGAGTTCATCATAATCATACATCTTTTCGATGTCCTCATCATTTATCCGCTCAACATTCAGCACGTTTGCCTTATTGCGGAGGTTGTAACGGCCAATGTTATTCTGCGATTTCTTTTCAGACCCGTATTTCTTTTGCTTGATCATGTGCTCTGCTAATTTTTCCTGCGAATTGGTCGGAGCACAGACACGGACAAAGGGAAACATTGCCCGTAAGTGCGGGAAATACTCTTTGACAAGGTGGTTTTCTACTTGCACCTCGCCCGGCATCGCAAGCCCGTTGTCCTGAATGGTGCGAAACATGTTGCGCATACATTCTTCGTATAGATTTGCATCCTTACCGATGCTGTGCGCATATCCTATCACAGCACGGCTACCGCTGTCAAACGCATAGTAAGCTTTCGGGCGCTTGCCGTTCTTGGCCTTGCGCGGTAAGTCCCTATCATCCATCGATATGAAAGATCCGCTCATTAGATTGTTGTCGCGGTGTCGGTGAGGGCGGTGAGCACTGTTGTAATCGTGAAAGGTCATCAGGTTGCGATCCACGGCAGCCGCATTGAGTGAGTCTGTTGTATATCGGCGAACGGTGGACAGACTTATCTCAACAGGCTTGCCATTGCGCATGAAGTCGGCACGGTCAAACAGCTCGCCAGTCTTAGCATCGCATAGGTCGTAGGCCATAGACAGCCATTCGTGGTATATCTCTAGCACAGTTCCATCGTACGGCTTCTGAGGCATACCTTTGATAGACAGGATCAACCGCTTCACATTGTCAGTCATGTTTCTAGCATTAATGTTGCCGAAATTGCCGTGTACAAGCGTTTCATACCCATCTGCCTTATATTCCTCATACCGTGGTTTCAGGCGGCGGACACTTTCGGGCAATGTGTGCGGATACATATCTTTGAGCAAAGGCATAGAGCTGGCGCAAATACTTAAATAACCCGCACCTCCGCGCCCCATCTGTATGTATTGCAGTTCCAGCGTACGCAATGCGTTCAGTATCGAAGCACTATTGGCATATCGTATCTGCGTATCGACAGGTATCACGCGACCATCTTCCAATATATGCCCCTCGTAAAACGTAAGCGCGGCATGATCAAACTGTACCATGGATACAAACCCGCCGTCTCCGCTTTGCTGGCGCGGATCTCCCAGCTCATCGGCAATACGCTCGCGCCAATCTTCGCGGATGCTGTCATAAGTTGCCAGACTTGTACGGCCACGGCCACCGGTGCGAACGATACGGAGGCCAGAACGGTAAAGGTTGGCATATACGCCAGCTCCCGCCGCATCCATCAGCCCCTCTACGCAGAGCATACCGTTATACATTTCGTACCGCATGGCTTTCATTATGCTTGGGTTACTTTGACTGGATTAAGCGTCACGTGCATCATGTGCGCGGTTGAGATCAGCTTTGCAAGCTTCGCATCCACCGCCATTGCGACCGCAAGTTGCTCGGCCGAGATGTCTTGTATGACATTGAGGTATCCGTTTATTTTTTTCACTTCAAGGAGCATGTCGATTGGTTTAATTGGTGAACATCTGTATTATTTCAATCATTGCATCGGGAAGGTTATGTATCAGCATTCCCAGAAGAAAGAAGCATAGGTAAATGAGCCGTTTCTTTGTCCCGTCTTGGTCTGGTGTAGGATCGTAGCCTAGGTATGATTCGCTATTCATGGCTTTGTGTTGATAAGAAGTATTCTTTTGTTTTATCAAAGCATTTCTGCAACTCAGCATTATCACCGATAAGCATTGCAGAGGCTGCAATGATGGGTCTTATCAAAGATTCGCAATACATACCCGCAACAAATAGCCCCTCTATTGCATCTATAGCGTGCCCGTCAAAGTCCAATATTGCTGAGTCAATATCATTGTTGTCTATTTCGATGTGTATGACAAGCTTTGGTCGTTTGGCTGGCAATGACGGGACTCCCATCATCTCACGTACTACTTTATGCGCTTTTATCACTTGTTCTGGTATATAGTCATCGTTCATGGCAGTATAATTAAAGTGGTTTGTTAATACTTCGGTAATAAGCTTCTTTATTGGAAGCATCAAGCCATCTAAGGACATTGCGCTCTCTGATGCGCCGCAATGTTTCTTCTTTTGAAATTGGCGGTTCGTCCGGTATGGCTTCGGGCTGTGTGCCGAACAGCTTTTTGATGAGTGTTTTCATTTCAATGCTATTTAAACAGTGATTAATTTGCCCCATTGTTTAGCCATTGCGTTGGCGATTCCGGGGAATGTTTTTGATCGTGTTTCTGAATAGTCTCGTATCAATTGCTTTCCTCCGCATCCTTTAGCCTGGGCATACCAAAGGGGTTGCCTCTTTTTTTTACCCGTTTTTTTGTCAATCCATTCGTAGAACTCACCATTATCGACATGGGTAACATGCGGGTCAAATAAATTTGGCGTGGCATTATGGTACAGGTGTGGCAGATTATTAAGCCATATACACGTTGTCTTTTGAAATGGGTCGCCGAAATAAAACGGCTGCACAATTTGAGGCTTAGGCATACGTCTATCGCTGTTTAGCATACCCATAGGATTTTCAAGATATGTGTAGCTACTATTTGCAATTGCTTTATTCCATAGTGCTATTGTCCAATCAAGTTGCTTCAATCGTTCCTCATGTTTCGGCATCCCGTATGCATAAGTTCGATTGCCGGCAACGGTGAGCGTAGTGCATTCAGGATGTAGGCCAATAAAAAACCAATCTTTCAATTCCATCGCTTCCATAATATCCATTTGTAAATGCCATTCTGGATGACCGCCAGAACACTTTTTTATATCACATGAATAAGCCTCGTATCCAAGAGTTCGGAACGCCTTGCAGACTGCTTGGCTTTCTTCAAATCCTATCAATATTGGGCGTCTCATAATTAACCCAACATCTTGATAAACTCCTTATTCGCATCATTCAGTGCCACCCACGCATCACGTCGCTTGGCCAAATAGGTGAACACCTCAGCACGTGCCCAAACTCTGCCGTATTCACGGATGAACATTGGAGTCTCATCACTAAATAGCTTCATACCTGTAATATTCCTATTGGCAAATTGGTACAGCCTATGTGGGCAACGCTTGTATCCAGCGCTTACCATTACTAGGTTATAAGGCCAGTAATTGGTATTATTCACGACCAACGGGCTTCCGATGAGTCCGTTCAGGTATTGGCTATCAGCACTGGGCAATGCTTTCTTTGCCGATGCGTGAAATACCGATCGGTAAACCTCAAACACTTGCGGTACACGTCTCGCAACGAACCATTCCATTGCAGGGACGGTGAGATAGTATTTGTTGATTACGGTTTTGTTGTGTTTTCCTGCCTCCCATTTTTGGGGGATCGTTTGAAAATCAGTACCTTCAATGAATGTATCTTTCAATATTCGCACGGCATGATCTTTTCTTTCGTATGCCAATTGCCATACCGTATCGAGATCTATCGGGAACGGTGTATCGTTTTTACTCTGCAGGTATAATATACCCTCGAAGTACTGGCGTATGCTGACCGCGGTCGCGCCTCTGTGAAGTTTAATGATGTGGTTTTCCATGGTTTTAGTTTTTATAAGAGAAATCAATGGTTTGTTTGCGAAATTCACGAACATCAACTTCGTAGCTTAAGCCTTCTTTATGCGATTTTTGAGACATAAGCCTATTTATTGTCTCAACTTTAACACATTCCGTCGCATCTTCTTTATTCAGCCTTGCTTTCTCTGTCGAATACAATCCTTCAAGCCTAATTGGTCTGTAGTCAGCCTTAAGATCTTTACTGTCATGTATCTTGACATTAACTTTTACTAGGTAGTGGTTCATAGCTTCCTATTTATCGTTCATATATAACTCACGGTACTTTGCCCGCACCAATTCGCTCTTTACACCCGCGGTGTTGTAGCGAATAGCCCGTGTCACAGTGACAAGACTAACACCGCATTCCTTTGCTAATGCACGTCCCCAGCCGAATGGGGGTTGTTTTGGGATTGCAACTAATTCTTTTTGATCAATCGCATCGACTTGATTGCTTTCTGTCTTCATTTTATTTGTATGTTTATGTGTATAACTACGTCAATTATTACACTGCAAATATATAGACAATTGTTTATATCAAACAAGCGTTATGTAAACTATTTTTTACATGGAAGATCAAAAGGTTATTCACAGAATACACAACTATCTGAAATTAAATGGCATAGCACCCACAAGATTTGAGAAAGAAAATGGTTTGTCTAATGGATATTTAGGTACTCAACTCAAGAGAAATGGCAATTTAGGAGAGGAAATCATCAATATCATTATAAACAATTGTCGAGACATCAACCCGACATGGTTACTCACGGGCAGGGGCGAAATGTTGCTTGGTCAGGCGGAAACGGCGGCAAAACAGCCCGCAGCAGCACCGGTGGCAGGCAATAGCGAGCTGGTGGCGTACCTACAGGAGAAATTGGACGAAAAGACGCGAGAATGTTATGATCTAGAAGCTAAAATCACGGGCCTGGTC